GTCAGATTTTTGCGACGGGTCATTTTTAACTTTTTTCGCCTGGCGTGCAAAATTGGCGTTTTTATATCAAATAATTTGATATTTTGGGGTCAATTTGACCAAGCCAAAATAGGGGCCGAGAGGTAGGGACAAGGTAGGGACAAGGGGGGGACAGGGGGGGACAAAAAATGCTTTTTTAATTAATTTTTTATTAACTTTAGAATCGTTCTAAAATTAGAATGATTCTAGTTTTCAATTTTGTCCCTACTTGTCCCTACCTTGTCCCCCCCTTGTCCCCCCCTGTAGATCCGCTCTACAAGCGGTCAGTCCCTACCAGTCCCGATCTTTTAGTAAAAATAACTAGAAAAATTAGTAAAAAAATAATAAAAAATGATTTTTTATTTATTGAAATATGTTTTTATAAAGAAAAAACGCAAAAGATCGGGACTGGTAGGGACTAGCCATGTTTTTGGTTTTGTCAAGTATTTTATTTTGGCCATGTTGGATTACGGGCAAAAAAAGCGTATTATGTTTGTCGAGTAATCTGATATGGCCATGTTGGATTACGTGCAAAAAAAGCATGTTATAATTGGTTTTGGGAAGACATATGCCGAAGCCAGTGCCGAAGATACCAAGTGAAAGTGTGGAGCAGTTGAAATTGGTCAACTTGCTTCGTTGGCAATATCCTGATGTATTGTTCCATTCGATTCCGAACGGAGCCAAAGTGCATCCGGCGACTGCAGCGCGGCTAAAAGCGGAAGGTATGACTGCTGGCGTAAGCGATTTGTTTTTTGCGGAACCTAGGGGCAAGTATCATGGCTTGTACTTGGAAATGAAGCGGAAAAAAGGGAATTCAATGTCTCCCAAGCAGCACGCATGGTTTGCGCAAGCTTCTGTGCGTGGGTATGCAGTTGCGTGTGGTAAAGGTTTTGAAAAAGCCTTAAAATTAATTGAAGACTATCTGGCAGGGAGACATGATGCCTTTGAGGCGACACAAAAAAAATACGGGGATATCTGGAGGACGCTCGCACAGCCGCGAGAAGTGGGAAGTTAGAACAAAAGAAGCACGTAAGATATACACTACTAAAGCCTGGCGTGAAGCACGTAAAGTCTTTCTTGCTGCCAACCCAATCTGCTGTGTCCCTGGCTGCACAACAGCCGCTCGCATAGTCGATCACAAAGTACCGCATAGAGGTGACATGAATTTGTTTTGGGATCAATCAAATTGGCAACCGATGTGCGATCACCATCATCAAGTTAAACGTGGGAAGGAACGTCATGAGCCTTAAAGGTAAAAGCATGGACTCAAAAAAGGCGCAGGTGCGTGGCACATTGAACGCGTCTGAGGTAAACGCTAAAAAAGCAAAACGACCAGACTATAGCGCTGACATGCCTCAAAAACCTAAAGGCATGACTAGCGGCGCAGTGGAGTACTGGGATGAAATTGTCCCACAACTTTACCACGCAGGTGTGTTAACTAAACTAGATACTGTTGCTTTGCAGATCCTTTGCGAGACTTACGTCACTTGGAAAAATGCGGTGCAGTTGGTTAACAAGAATAAAAATGGTGCATTAGTTATGGATCATAAAGGTGAAATTAAAGAGGCTCCAGAGCACAAAATCATGCGCCAGTCGGAAAAGCGGCTTATAGAGATGTTGTCTAGATTTGGTATGGAACCGAGTGGCCGGAAGAAGATTACAAAAGTTGAACCAGGGAAAGACACAAAACCGCAAGAAGTTAGTGAATGGGATGAGTTTTTGTGATCCTTGAGAGAATGCTGGCGTACTGCGATGACGTTGACTTTGGCTTTATCAATGCGTGCAAATGGGTCAAATTGGCTGTTGCGCGATTTAGGCGAGATCTGGATCGTCAAAACGATGATGATTTTGATTTTGTGTTTGATGAAGAAAAAGCTAATCGCGCAGTTAAGTTTTGCCAGATGTTTCCGCACATAAAAGGCCCATTGGCCAGTCAAAAGTTGATCTTCGAACCTTGGCAATTGTTTATTGTTGGCAATCTATTTGGTTGGGTGCGCAAAGAGACTGGATATCGACGTTTTAGACAAGCATATACTGAAGTAGCGCGAGGTAATGGCAAGACAGCTATGACAGCACCAATTGGATTGTATGGCTTGACTGCGGATGGTGAAGGTGGTGCGGAGATTTACACTGCTGCGTCTGGGCGCGAGCAAGCGACGCTATTGTGGGGAACTGCAAAAGAGATGACGCGTAAATGCCCTGAATTTATGCAGAAGTTTGGTGTGGAACCGATGGCGCATAGGATCATTCAAGACGCGTCGAGTAGTTATTTTCGCGCGGTTGCAAGTGATGCTGCTGCGATCGATGGATTTAATGTCCACATGGCGCTGGTGGATGAGTTGCACGCACACAAGACTCGCGATGTTTATGACGCCTTAGAGACTGGTTTGGGCAAGCGACCGCAAAGCATGATTTGGTCAATTACCACTGCTGGAACAAATCTATCAGGCATTTGTTATGAGGTTCACAGTTACGTGAAGCAAGTGTTAGAGCAAGTCCACGAAGACGACGCTTTTTTTGGCATTATATACACGCTTGACGAAGGTGATGATTGGACAGACGAAAAGAATTGGGTAAAAAGCAATCCCAATTGGGAAGTATCAGTTGAGCCGAACATGTTAAAAAGTTTGTGTCAGAAGGCTATGCAGACTCCCCAGGCGCAGAACAATTTTAAGACTAAACATCTTAATGTTTGGTGCAATGCTGATAATGCTTGGATGGATCTTGAAAAGTATGATCTTTGTATGCAGACAGAAAAAACCTTGGATGATTTCGAAGGCCAGCCATGTTTTATAGGTCTTGATTTATCGTCAAAAGTTGACGTAACTGCAAAAGTGTATTTGTTTCCAGTTGAAGAAGGCAATGAGCTAGTCTATTACAGTTTTGAAAAATATTATTTGCCGGAAGCTGCTATTTTAGAGAGCAGAAATAGTCAATACAGCGGCTGGGAAATTGATGGTTGGATAGAAAAGACTTTTGGAGATATGATCGACGCAAGTTACATTCGCGACTCCATTGTCGAAGACTGTGAAAAGTACGATGTGCGTGACATCGCTTATGATCCGTGGCAAGCTACGCAAATGGCCTTAGAGCTAGATGCGCGAGGTTTGCCAGTGATTGAGGTGCGTGCAACTGTTGCAAACTTTTCTGAACCGATGAAAGATATCGACGCAATGATTAGATCTCAAAAGTGGAGACATAACGGCAACCCAGTTACTAAGTGGATGTTCAGCAATGTCGTGTGTAAGTACGATGCAAAAGATAATATCTACCCTCGTAAATTAAAAAATGAGCAAAAAATCGATGGCCCAGTTGCGGCAATCATGGCGTTGGCGCGAGCAAATCATCACCGAGAAGAAGGTGCTGTCTACACAGCCGATCGTGGATTTTTAATTATTTGACGTTGTCTACCTAACGTTTGTGTTAAAATTAATGTTATTATATTTACAGGTAGGTCATGGAACTTAAGAAGCATTACAAAGATGTCGCATTTGTCAAAGCCGATGGCGAGTACGAAGATCGTCGCGTAAAAGTGGTTATTAGCACTGAAGCTGTTGATCGCGATGGCGATTCAATGAGTTTAAAAGGCATCGACACAAATTACTACAAAAAGAATCCAGTTGTATTGTGGAATCACAATCATGGGCTGCCTATAGCAAAAGCAGAAAACCTGACAATCGAAAAAGGTCAGATGATCGCTGATGCGGTTTTTCCAGAGGCAGGAGTCAGTAAAACTAGTGACGAAATTTACGGTCTAATAAAAGCTGGAGTTATTAACACGGCAAGTATTGGTTTTGTACCAAAAGACTTTGATCGTCAGAATGATGGCGTTTGGAAAATTACACAATCTGAATTAGTGGAGTTTTCATTTGTTTCTGTCCCTTCAAATCGTGAAGCAGTTGTACTGCAACGTGCTGTCGATCAAAAGAATGCAGAGCAAGAAAAGAAACAAAAAATAAAGGCTTCTCAACATCAGAGAAACCGAGAGATTGAAATTTTGAAATTACAAGGAGAAAAGTGATGAATTTGGTAGATTTAAAAGCCAAAAGACATGCGCTTCTCGGTGAGATGAAAGTGTTGAACGAGAAGTCTGGTGAAGAGTTTGAAGCTGAAAAGTATGACGCTTTGAAAAAAGAAGTAGAAGCATTAGATGCTGAAATCGAAAGAAAAATCGAGTTTTTAGAGCTCGAAAAGAAATCAGCTAAACTGGTTGTTCCAGCAGTAACTGAAGACGATACTCCAGTTCCGCCTGCTGGACGCGAAGATGTTGTAACTGTTGAGCATAAGCGTTTAGACGGCAAGGGTGAGAAGTTTGGTGCTCTAGTTCTTGCAACTATGGCTGCTAACGGTGGCGGAATGAAAGGCGCCCATGATTTTTTAGTAAAAAGATATGGTCGTCGTCATGAGATAACTAAGACTTTACAAGCTGGTAGTACTCCTGGATCTGTTCTAGTTCCAGAAGACTTTGCCAATGAAGTAATTGAGTTGCTTCGCGATCAAACTGTTGTTCGCCAATTGGCACTGAGAACCATTGGTTTGCCACAAGGCCAGTTAACTCTACCAAGACAAAACAGCAGTGCAACTGCTCAGTTTATCGGCGAGAACACTGCAATCAATGCGACTGACATGGGATTTGATTCGATTCAGTTAAGCGCTAAGAAATTGATGTCTGTAACTTCCCTTACTAGCGAATTATTACAAGATAACGTTTACGGTGCTGAAGCAATGGCTCGCGATGATCTTGTCCAGACAATGGCTCAGAAAGAAGATGAGCAGCTGTTGCGCGGAACTGGATCTGCTATAGCTCCGACTTCGATTAAAGAAATCGCCGATGGCGGATCTAGAGTTAGGAACGCTGATGATTTGAGTGGAGCTGCTAATCAAGCCGCTAAAGTTGGGTTGGTACGTGCAGATTTAGGTTTTCTCGAGCAAAAGCTGATGGAAGACAACATACCAGGTGACTGTGTATGGATTATGAGCCCAAGAAGTTACATATTTTTGCGTGACATGTTGGACGGAAATGGTAATAAAGCTTTTCCAGAAATGAATGGTGGAAGTCTTAATGGTTACAGATTTTATATTTCCAACAAGATTCCTAATAATTTAGGTGCTGGCACTAACGAGTCTGAGATTTACATGTTGGCTCCAGGGCAGTTTTTGTTTGGAGATTCGATGGGTATCGAGTTAAAGTCAACTGACACTGGTAGTTACCAGATCGGTGGAAACTTAGTAAGTACTTTTGCTACTGACAGCATTGCGATTCGCGCCATAAGTCGATTCGACTTTAACGCTCGACATGACGAGGCAGTTTATTATTTAGATCAGGTTAAGTGGATATCATAACCTTATGATATTAAGCGGCTAGGGGAAACTTTAGCCGCTTTTTTTGTTACAATGTCAGGGGAGGAAGACTTATGGCAACTGAAGAAATTAAAGCAGCGGTGACAAAACTGAGCCAAACACTAAAAGTTAATGGTGTAGGTTTAGTTCCAGTAAAGTTTAAGGCAAATTATAGATCTTATAATGTTGGAGAGATCGCAGGGTTTAGCCCTTATAAGGCGGCTGGACTTATTTACAGCAACATAGCTGTAGAAGTGAGCGAGAAGCCTAAAGAAGTGAAAAAAGCCATAAAAGAAAAGGCATAAGATGTTTAAGCTTCGAGATCGCGAGATAAAGAGTGAGACTGTTGAAAAAACAGTTGGGCGTGGTGATACAGCCTGGTTGTTAGACAGCTTGTCTCAAGGGGGGTTGACTTCAGAGTCCGGCATATATGTAAGTGCTGGCACTGCAGTTAAAGATCCTCGCGTTCTCGGAGCTATAACAGCTTTATCACAAGATGTCGCAAAAGTTCCGGTCAATCTTTTTCAGAAAGACAGCCAGGGCAATCGCCGCATTGTCATGAAAAGCCCTTTGCAGATTCTTTTAAATCGTAAGCCGAATAGTTGGCAAAGTCCTTTTGAATTAAAAGAATACCAAATGTGGTCTATGCTTCTGGACGGCAATGCATATGCGCTGAAGGTTTATAACAATGAGGGTGCGATCCAAGAATTGGTTCCGATCAATCCTGCACGAGTTACGCTTTACGAATCTGCAAATGGTTTTTTGTTCTACCATATCAGTAGAGGCACAAATTTTGAACGTGCGCAGATGAACCTGCCCGAAGAAGATGAAAAATACTGGATGCCAGCAGAGTTTATGTGGCATTTACGATATTTACCATATTCAAGTGGAATTGAGGGCAAAAGCCCAATAGCTTATGCCAGGGACACGATTGGCTTAAGTATGAGCCAAGAAAAGCAAGCAAGTTCAAGTGCTAGACAAGGCGCCAGGGTTGCAGGTGTGTTAAAGCATCCAAAAGTTTTGTCTGCAGATGCCGCTAATAGGCTACGAAGTCAGTGGCAAAATAACTATGCGGGGCAATCGAATGCTGGTAAGACAGTCATCCTTGAAGATGGGATGGAGTTTCAGCAGGTGCAAATGTCTATGGCAGATGCACAGTTTGTTGAACAGCGTAAGCTGACAGTATTGGATATTTGTCGGATCTTTAGGATTCCACCGACGAAGTTGATGGACATGTCTAGATCGACATACAGTAATGTAGAGAATGAAAACTTGGCGTATCTTACAGATACGTTAATGCCTATCTTTGAAAGGTGGGAAAGTTCAATGAACGTTAATCTTTTGACTAGTCAACAACAGTCACAAGGTTACTTTTTTGAGTTTGATATAGAGCGATTAAATAGGGGAGATTTTAAATCTCGCGCGGAAGGTTTCACAAAGTACGTACAACACGGTGTGTTCAGCCCGAATGATGTTCGTAGAAAGCTTGGCGAGAATCCATTTGACGGTGGAGATGTTTACTTGGCGCAAGTTAATATGGCTCCAGTTGATCAGCTAGGTCAATTACAAGAGCCAGAACAGGTTGAAGAGCCAGTTGAACAGCCACTTGAAGAGGAGATTACCGTTGAGGAGTGACCGTGAAACTTATCTGGTATGTGGACGACCATGCCGAGTTTAGAAACTCATTGCATTTAGATCTCGAAGCTAAACTGCCAGGTTGCGCAGTCAGAACTTTTGTTACAGGCGAGCAAATGCTTGCAACATTAGATAACTCTGATGTTTTACCTTTTGTCATAATAGCTGATGAATTGATGGAAGGCATTTCTGGTTTTGGTCTTTTTAAAATGCTGTGCGATCGAGGCATAGACGTACCTTTCATTATAGTTTCGACGGATGAAACTGCTATTCAAAGATTTGCGGCTACCGGCGTCACAGCCCTGCCAAAACCTGACAATGTAAAATTTAACACATGTGATTTTGTTGCTAGATTGGGGTCGATTATGGATGTGATGGAGATTCGAAAAGAGATTAAAGAAACAATTACTCCTTTGCAACAAGACATGAAAGAAATAAAAGAATGGATTAAAGAAACGCGCAGCGTTGATGTGCTCAAACAAATTTCGAATTTTATGGACAGTTGCTCAAAGCAGCCATTGCTAAAGTTTTTGGTTGTTCCCTTGCTTTTGATTTCCATCAGTATAATTGCCAGCTTTTTTAAAGCGAAAGGTTGGCTAAAATGATTAGCCAAAAGTTTTTGCGTTGCATGATGCAAGTGTGGATTAATGAGGGTGTTGTCAATGGAAGCACTGGCGCGTACACTGAAGACGGTACAACTACTAAATACGGCATCGCTTACGAGTACAATCGCAAGACGTTGCTAGAGTACGGCATTAGCGAGCCGCAAGACATGCACAAATTAACCGAAGAAATAGCCGCGCAGATTTACTACAAAAAGTATTGGCAAAAGTGTGGTGCGGAGCAAGTTCCAATCGGTTGTGATTATCTGTTGTTTGACGCTGCAGTAAATCAAGGTGTCGGGTATGCTAGTCGAATGATCCAAGAATGTCTTAACATTTTGCACGGAACAGAACAGCTAAAGGTTGACGGACGAGTTGGCCCAAAGACAAAAGCTTATATGCGCAATGCACTTGAACGCAAGAATGAGTTACAATTAATAATGCGGTTACATCGTAAAATGGCGTATTACCAAACGCTTGTTAGTTACGCACGAAAAAAGAGAAAATTGTTTGATGCTAAAAGCCGAGACTTTGAAACAAGTTGGCTGCGGCGATTGTGGCACGAAGTATGAAAATGTTTAAAGAAATCGGTCGCGGTCTAAAGAAGATCGCAAAGTTTGCAGGTCGAAATTCTGAGTTAATAGCGACAGTGGCTGGCGGGCCTGCTGCTGGTAAATTAGTTGGTATGATCACTAAAAGTGTTGGTGCAGACAATTTTGAAGATGCAGTACGCATGATCGAAGAACACCCTGATCCAGAGTCAGTACTTGCACATGTCCAAGCAGAGAATTATGTCAGACTGCAGGAACTTGCATATGAGTCTACTGAAGGCGCACGAAAGATGTATGGCGAAACTGTCCGAAGCAATGATGTTTGGATCAGAAGAGCACCAGTAATTTTTGCCTATTTAATTCTAGGCTGCTGGGTGGCAAGTTTTGCTACAGTTCTGTTTCTTTGTTTCGGTGAGACAGGTAATGTGCCCGAGGGCTTTAAAGCATTGATATTTACAGGTTTTGGCGCCATTACAAACGAATTAAAAGGTGTGACTCACTTTTTTTTCGGTAGCAGTGAAGGCAGCAAACAAAAGTCGATTGATTTGAGGAGAATGTAATGAGTTGGGTAACGCTTTATGATCTTAAAGATGAGTTATGCATTGATGATGACGATACTCAGTTTGATGCATTTCTGACTCGCAAGAGAAACTCAATTATTGCTGCTATTGAGTCATACTGTCGTCGGTCTTTTCTTGCAAGCGACGAAGATGAAACAATCGACTTTCCGAGAGGAATAGTGCTGTTAAAGAAGTATCCCATCATTAGTGTCAGTGCTTTTTATATAAATGGCGTAGCGAGCACCGAATATTATCTTGACAATGACACTGGACGGTTGTACTACCAAGATGCAGATGGCAATCCGATGAAAGAGTGGTCAAGCACAAATGCAGAAAAAAGCGTGCGCATACAATATCGTGCAGGGTTTGAGAGCAATGCTTTTCCTGATGATCTTAAAGATGTTGTTTTTGCTATGGTGCAACAGGCGTATCTAAATCGCGATCGAGACACTAGTCAAAGAATTAAATTTGAAGCAATTCCTAATGTAATTAGTACAGCTTACTACGACAGTGCAAACTTACACCCTACCTTTGGCGCACACGTTGATGTGTTAAATAAATATGCTTGTGAGCGAGGGATGCTCCCATGAGCAAGGCAAGTTTTAGAAGGTTAATTAAGCTGCAAGGGTACGAAATTACGATCAAGCGTGTTGAAGGTGCAACAACAGAAGAAGTAAAAGTTGTTGCTGCTCAGTCTATGTGGGATCAAAAATCAGGCATTGATGAGGCAAATCAAGAAACTACTTGTTATCACATATGTTATGACGATTTAGCACTGGCGGAGTTTAGTTTACCGCTCAAAAGAGGTGACCGAGTTGTGGATAGCAAAGACAACAAGATTCGTAATATAATGTCTGTACACCCACTCAGATATCATGGCGAAATCGTTGGGTATAAGTTGGAGACTAGAGGTTAATGGCAAAAAAGTCGTTTGAAACGTTTCGATTAGAACCTTGGATGCAAGATCACGTTCAAGCGATAACGATATCTGTTGCCAAACACGCGCTACGCGAAGAACAAGCGAAAGGCTTTGACAAACACCCTCTAACGATTGTTGATCGCAGGCCCAACCTACCGTTTGAAGCTGTTCGACCATTTGGTAGGATAGAAATTATTGAGCGTGTGGAGATGGGAGAAATTATTGAGTTTATTTTTCGCAAGTTGCACGAAAAAAGTCCAGTAGGCGACATTGACAGTCGTCCAGATCATCCAGGGTTTTATCGCAATTCTCACTTCATAACTGTTAATGGGGATATGGTTACTGCACAAAATGTTCGTAACATTAATTACAACCCAGAGCGTGATACTGTGCGGTTTGTTAACGCGGCTATTTATGCGCGTAAGATCGAAGGGATTTACACTGCTTCTCGGTTTAATAAAAAAACACGCAAGCGAGAAAATAAAGGTAAGTGGCATACACTTGGCTGGAGTCCTCAAGCACCAAAAGGTGTTTACAGAGTTGTTGCAAGAATGGCAAAACAAAAATACGGAAAGAATGCTGCAATTAGATACACGGTTATGCGGCTTTCAGTCGGCGGCGCAAGGGTACGTCGTTGGTACAAGGGCGGCAAAAAGTTAAGGCGTTTTGAGATGACAGATCAAGTTTATCCAGTAATCGAGTTAAGCCCAAGAAAAGGTGGAATTATAATATGAGTTCAACCATAGTGAGAAGTTTAGTGAAATCGAGATTGGAAAATGATTGGCCACAACGCGGTGATGCTGAAATTGTCGATGTGACAAACTTACATATTGATCGCGGAGTAGACGACTCCCTGTGGGTTGCTTTGGAATTTCCAGGCGGCAGTGAAGAAATAATTTCTATGGGAGATCCTGGAAACAATTTATATAGGGAATTTGGAGTAATAAATGTGCATGTTTTAGTGCCTTCTGGCTCGGGCGCAACCGAGGCTCTGACTGCGATTGAGTCAATCAGGGTGTTGTTTCGTGGAGCGGAATTTGGGACAGATCCTAACTTCGTTCGATGTTACGGTGCTGATCCAGCAACCACATCAGATAGAATTAGTCCTGCCACAATTGAGGGTCAATGGTATATAATGTCATGTAGCATCGATTACACATTTGATGCTTTTGGAGGAACAGCATGAGCCAAGCAGATTCAAATCGCGTAAGATATAGCATAGTTGAAGAGGTTAGTCCTCAAACTCTACCTGCGTCACCTACAGGTATCATATACAGAAACACGTCACCAGAGTTTTCGTTGAGCAAGGATACAGTAAGTTCTGATGAAATACGAAGTGATACTCGTCAGGCTGACGTTATTGAGGTAGGGGCGAAAAGCGAAGGGACTCTTGGTTTTGAGTTGTCTATGGCTTCTTTTAATCCTCTAATTGAAGCAGTAATGGGCGGAACTTTTAGCACTGCTGTCGATGAAGTTGACACGGTGACTGTTACAGCTTCAACAGGTGAGTACGCCGGAACTGCTAGCCCATTCACTAACATAGTCGTTGGGCAGTGGGTGTATTTTTCTGGATTTTCGAATAGTGGGAACAATGGCTGGAAGCGTGTGCTAACAAAGACAGACTCAAACACTATCACAACTGCAACTACTGGCTTGGTTGACGAGACAGGCACAGGCGATGAGAACGTTAAAGGCAGCATGTTGCGCGATGGTACAAACGTTAAAACTTTTAGCGTAGAGCGATCATATCTCGATGTTGGATTCCATGAACTTTTTAAAGGCCAGCGCGTTGGAAGTTGGTCTGTTGATGCTAGTGCAGGAGCGATCGTTAGTGGTAGCTTTGGTTTTATGGGGCAAGATATGGCGACAGATTCATCCAGTTTTATGACTGGAGGGCACACTGCAGCTAACAGCAACCCAGTGGTCAACGCTACAAGCAACATTGGAGATATATCAATCGATGGGTCTGCACTTACGACTGCTATTAAATCAATCAATTTTAACTACGATAGAAGTCTTGGGGAGAAGCAAGCAGTAAGCAATCGAGTACCGATTGGCTATCGACTTGGGACAATGACTGGTTCTGGAAGTTTAGCTGCGTATTTTGAAGACGGAACTCTATATAGCAAATTTCTTAATCACGATTATTTTCAATTATCTTTTAGCTTTGAAGATCCAAATGGTCGTCGTTTAAGAATTAGTTTTGATAAAGTAGTATTTAGCTCTGGCGGATCGCCAAGTGTTCCTGGAAAAGATCAAGATGTAATGCAAAACTTGGATTGGGAATCGATGCATAGTGACACTTACGATTGTCAGATACAAGTCGATTATATAGCTTAAATTTAGAGAAGGGGAAGCTCTATGGGGATTTACGCTCTATTTACAACAGATCGAGATTTAGAGACAGAAGGAATTTATTTAGAGTACGCTGGCGCAAGGTTTTTAGTGGCGCGTGCCGGTGGTGGCAACAAAAAATTCACGACAATAGCGCAAAAAAGATTAGCTCCGTTCACTGAAGCAATGCGACGCGGCGTTGTGGATGAAGAAACATCTGTTAAAGTGTTGGCTGAAATCTATGCAGATTCTGTCATCCTAGATTGGGAAAACGTTACCGACAAAAACGACAATCCATTGCCGTACAATCGCGAGAACGTAATAAAAGTTTTAACAGAATTGCCAGAACTATTCGACGTGATCAGAGTTGAATCTGAAAATGTTAAAAACTTTAGGCCGCTTGTCTCCGAAGAGGACTTAGCAGCGTTGGGAAACGACTAAAATGGGATTTGCGGTACGGTGACCGCGAAACCATTTTTATGTTAACAGGTCTAGCAGCAGACCGAATAAAAGAAGGATTAGGCTACGAGTCCATTCCTGCTGCGCTAAAAAACATCCCAAACATTACTGGTGACGAATGGGTTATGGAGTCTTTCTGGGAATTAAATTCTTGTCGTCCTATTGGCATGGCCCCAGGCCCAATCCCTTGGACTGCCATAAAAATGTTTGCAGATGAACTTGAATTACAGTCAACAATTCGCGACTACTTCTTTCGTGCGATTCGCTATCTTGATATAATCTATATGGAGCATTTAGCTAAGGATCAAGATAATGGCAGCAAAAACTGAGACTCGCGTTATAAAAATTGACGTAAACGCTACTGAAGCTGCCAAAGCAACCAAAAAGCTAAATGCGCACATGAAGCGCCTTAATAGATCTGCAAAATCTGTAACTGAATCAATTTTTAGGTTTCAGATGGGTATGCAAGCATTAGCTAGTTTTTTGGCGATACGAGAAATTGCAGATCTAGCAGACAAGTACACCATATTGCAAGGTCGTTTGAAGCTAGTAATAAAGTCTCAAGAAGATTTAGCTGCGGTGCAACGTGATCTAAACAGTTTAGCAAGTGATGTTTTTACCGATGTTGGCAGTGTTGCTAAAGCGTACACTGATCTTCAGCTAAAAATAAAAGGTGTTAGGTTAACGCATCAAGATACAATAAAAGTCGTTCGAACAATGGCGCAATCATTTAGAGTATCTGGATCTACAGCAAAAGAAGCTAGTAGTGCCACATTACAGTTGATGCAAGCATTAAGCAGTGGAAAACTGCAAGGTGACGAACTCAGAACTTTGCGCGAATCAAACATTTTACTTTTGGATGCAATAGTTGAACAATATAGAAGAGTTAACAAAATTCAAAACGATGTAAAATTAGATATAAAAGAGTTAGGCGCAGCAGGAAAAATTACACCGGAAATAATTTTAGATGCACTAAAAAAATCTGCTCCGAAATTCGAGGCGCAAGCTAAAAAATTATCACTTACGTTCGAAAATATATTTGTTGTTGCCAGCAACAAATTGGCGGCGTTTTTGGGTCAGCTAGAAGCTAAAGGTCAATTAAAACCGTTGAAAGACGGATTGCTAGGGTTAGCTAAAGCTGCCGATTCTGCAGCAGTAGCTTTTGGGAGTTTTGTAGCTCTTTTTACAGCAGCAACAGTACTTTCTGGAGTGAAATCCATGGCGAAAGCGCTTATGAGTTTGAGAGCGGCGCTTTCCATTCCTATGTTAGCAGGACTTACCGTCGTTTTAGGTGGTTTAGTAGGTTTAATGTATGAGTTGGGCAAAAGCACTACTAAAGTTAATGGGGTTGCATATAAAAGCTTGGATTTGTGGATGTCAATGACTAATGTGTTAATGGACGACATATCTAAAAGTTTACAAAAAATATCAGATGATTTTAATAAGTTAGTAAAAGCTATTGAGCCTATACTCAACATAATAAGTTGGGTGTTATCGTTACCAAAAAGGCTTGTTACTGCAGCTTTTGATGTTTTATCTTGGGGCACAAGATTTGTAACCGCATGGGTTCGTACTCTTCGAAAAATAAAAGATATAATTATTGCTTTTGGAATAGAAATTTTAGATGGCATAATTGACGGTGCGGCAAAAAAATATCAAAGTGGAGGATCAAAAGGTTTCGGTAGATTATTCGGATATCTTGCGTCACAGTTAGTCGAAACTAAAGAAAATCTTAAAAAGATGCTTAGTGAAGAACAAAAAAAAGGTTTGCCTAAAACATTTGAAGAACTAAGCGGAACTTTTGCACAAGATATGAAAGATATATGGGTGAATGATTTATTTAAAGGTGTTTTTGAATTGTTGGGAGAAAAAGCAGGAGGCGCAGCAAAAGAAACAGAGAAAGAAATTGCAACTAAGTTTAAAAGCATACTAGAAAGGGCTGCGGCAATCACAAAACCATTTGTACAAGAAATGAAAAATATTGAGACTAAAAGTTCTCAGCATGTAAAAGCTGAAGTCAAAAACTTAGGCACGTTTGTTAGAGATGGGCTAAACAAGTACATAGATGATATAAAAGATTGGGGTAAACAAGTCACTGATATGGCAAACAAAACCATGAAAAGTTTTGAAGACGCAATCGTCAAAGCTGTGACTACAGGCAAACTCCAGTTTAAGGATCTAGCAGATTCAATTTTGCAAGACTTAGCTCG